CCTTTGTCCAGACAAACATGTGCAGGTAGGTATCCCTACTCAATGCGTCGCTTTCGCCCTCGTCCTCGCCGAATATCCACTCCGTCTGTACGGGGTGATAGCCGGGCATAATCGCACTTGCCAGTTCTTCTCCGAATTTCTGTTTAGCCCAGGCTATGCTTTTATTCTGCACTTCGATTATAAAACGCGCATCCTGCACCTTGTATATGTCCGTAATCGCAGGATCTACAAACACGTAAGCCGGGTTGCATGGTTCAATAACAGGCAGCCCGAAACCTTCCAACGCGTCCGGGTCGTACAACACCCTGAATATGCCGGTGCCGAACTTCTCCCTGCGCCTTTCGTGCACGTCCAGCTTACGCTTCATTTTGTTTTTCTCTTTTACCCATTCAAGGATTATCCGCACCGTCTCAGCGAAAGGCGCGTCGGAAGGACCGGTCGGGTATACCTGTATAGCAATGTTTTGGTCAACTAATAAAGCAGTCTGCCCCTCTACGTTGGAGTTAATGATGTTGGTATTGCTACCCGGATCGTCGTCCGATTCCGGGAGGTTGACTTCGCCTTCCCAATACAGGTCAATTTCTTCCCATTTGTCAAACAGACCCCTTTGCTCTTTATCCTGGTACGCCGAGCGGTAGTAATCAAGGTACTTGTCAGCCAGTTTTATTTCTTCCTCGTTCATTACCTCGTACCTTCGCTTTTTGTAAGTTTCGAGTTTTTCTTTAAGCACTGCCACCTAATCACCCCCTACCTCTTAGGCTTGCTGGGCTGGTATAAATTACTGTCCCTCGCCTTGTACCGCTCGTATTCCACGTTATAGGTGCGCATGGGATTCCTTAAGCTGGGCTTTACCCTGGGCACTTTCACAGTCAGCCGCTTCGGTTCATGCGGTTTTTTAGTACAGGCAAAATAAAAGCAGGTCATGTAACCTGCGAAAAAGATTAGCGCGCCTGTGAGCATTATGGAAATTATATAAACAGCGTTCACAGTATCACTTCTTCCTCTTGTGTTTTACCTTTTTGCGCTTGCCTCTAATCTTCACCGGCGTATGGCCGGGAGACTTCTCAAAAACTCCGTGTATGTGGCCGTAGGCAAGCCACTTGCGGTATGCTTCTTTGGACTTAAAGTTTCTGGTCTTCTTAGCCACTATAACCACCCCTTTGGTTTCCTCGGAGCCATGTTTTTATATCCCATGTCCTCAAGTTCGCCGGGCGTGTAGAAACCATCCGACAAACCCTTCTCATCCACCTTGTGCATATATTGTTGCTCCCGCAGAGCAGGATAATGTGCAATTGCCAACCCCATAATCAAATCGTCATGCGAACCTTCCTGCGCCTCCGGCTTGCCCTGCTCATTCCGCACAAAAATAAGCATTTCTTCAAGCGTAGGCACGTCGTTGATAAGTTCTATATTTTCACGTACCACCTGCACCAAATTAGAAATAATAATCGGCCTCGTTAACTTAGTAGTTTGGAAGCCGTATGAAGGCTTTTTCTTCTTAGTTATCCTATCCTCTACTTCGCGTTTAAATTGTTTTGGATAACCCAAGCGCTTCAACTCTTTTACCGGATAAGTTGAAAAATTCGTCTCAATGCCGATTAGCGCGTCATTGTAATGCTTGCCCAGGCAGTACATCTGATGCGCGTAAAGGTCCTCGTCAAACTGGTGTCTTAATACGGCCACCTGGTTGCCGGTGACATTGTTCAGCACATGGCCCGTAAAGTAGTCCGAGCCTTCCCCGGCGGTGTCCCCGCCGAGCACATAGGGATAGCCCTTCTTCACGTCCTCGTAAATGCTGATATAGCCGTCCGGCGCGTCTACCCACCGTATACTGCTGTCAATTATGTGCCCGCCATTGTATTCATAAACAAAATAGCCGCGTTTAAGCGGTCGTTTATCTTTTATCTCGGCTATGCGCTCGTTGACAATACGGGCCGGGAATATCGTCTTGCCCAGCACCCCCCATTGGCCCAAGCAATAGACCTGGTAGTAATACTCGTCGGTATCTCTAAAGCCTTCCAGGACCTCTTTGTCCTCGTCGGGCAAAAAGCGGTTATCCTTATACGTGGTTCTTGAAGTTGTGGCATTGGGCTTTTTCTGGTCGAAGAACTCTTTTTTGAGCCAGTGCGTAACGCTGACCGGGTTAAATGTGAGTATCATCTGTTTGTAATGCTTCGTTTTCCCCCGCATGCGGATATCTAACTGCCGAAAGTCGTCCGCTGTGAGCTCCGACGCTTCCTCAATCCACATTCCCGTGATACCCTGGATTGACTTCCGCTTTTCAACGTCGTCCAGTCCGTAGAAAATGACTTCGTTGCCGTTCAAACATTTTAGGTACAGCTCGGAACTTCGCCCTATGGGAATAGTGAACAGTTTCTCCATTCCCCAGCTGTAAATGGTGTTTTTCAACTCGGCGAAGCAGCTGTCTCGGATGTCGGCTTTTACCTTCCTAATCACTAGAAACCTGTGCGGCGTCTCGGTAAGCATGCGGTATATGATTTTCTGCGAAGCAAATACTGACTTCCCGGAGCTGCCGCCGCCCATCAGGACTAAATACCGGCTCTTGTCATCATAGAGCGGGTAAAATTTTTCGTTGGTGACGGCCGGGAGGTTGGTTAGGTCGATGTGGACGTTCATTTTGTACCACTTGCCTGGGCCTTTGCGCTTTGAATAAACTCGCGCTTAACCCACTCAGGCAATATAGGATCCAAATGTTCTCTAAATAGTAAATACAAATTTAAGCTAATTCGCCTGCCTGCAAAAAAATAAGCCGGGTTGATGTAATATTCCTCGCTTTCTATATCCCCGACTATCCTGATATTTTTTTGCATTACGCCTAAGTCTATCATTTTCTTTATAAATTCTCTGCCGCGCTTTTGGGATAAGTTGACTATTTTAATAATTTGTTTTTCCGTGTACGGTACTATGCCGCCTTTTTTTCGGTATCCCAGCATATTCGAAGTAGACACCATCAGTTTCGCTAACCTGGCCATCTTCCCTATCTCCGCATCCGTCATTTCTTCCGGAAACGGTACACCCGCAAACAGCTTCGCCCCGCGCTTGTGGGCCGGCACCTTATATCCTTCTTCCGTCAGCGCGTCTTCGATATGCTTTCTTTTCTCCAATATAATTTCTCCTGTCCTGGTATCTACATTTTTAATCAGCTGGAGCAAGTTTCCACCTTCTTCCACCGGGACAAAAATGTCCAAAACACCCCCCTGTTTTGGACAAAAATGTCCCGCGCGTTTAATCGCTGTATACCTTGGTATTGCTGGGCTGAAAGGCATTTTTTGAAGAAACTTGGTCTCTTGGATATATATACATACTTATGTCGCTTTCCTCAACGCCGTAAACTCCCCACAGGTAACCGTATACCTGCCATACTGCACCTTCTCCTTCCACTGCGCGTACTGCCAGGTGTTCTTATCACCGCACTTATACTGAATATACGCGCAGCGCACGGCTTCCTCCGGCGGCAGAGTGTAGTAAAAGCGCCGCCCCGTGGGAAGGTGCAACACTTCCGTCATTCCAAATCCTCCGGCTTCTTTATCACAAACTGAACCGGCCCGCCGTCTTTGCCAGTGAGTTCGTGTTCATGCCTGTCGCGCCATTTTTCTTTTTGTCTGTTCTTCAGCCAGAAAATAGCCGCCGTCGGGTCCGGCGGATAGTGCTTCACCGTTGGCACCACAACCGGCTTGCCTTCGTATTGAAATATCTTGTCCTCCGAATGTTCATAGCCGATGGCTCTTTGATAAAGCCTATTTGCTACGTTTGCGTCGGCAACTTCTTTGCCGTTTTTTAGGGACTCCGAAAAATCTTTGTGATTCAATTTCCATTCATTTATCGTAGATTCAGACACATCAAAAAAACTTGCCAAGTCAGCATCGGTGGTGCCAAGCAAACACAACTTATACGCTTGCTTCGCGTATTCTTTTTTATACTTCGTCGGCCTGCCTCTTTTCGCCACGCGCCCGCCACCACCTTTCATTCTAAATCTATTCTAACCGCTCTTGTTTTCCCGTCACTACATTTCACAATTGCAGTTCCGTTGTCAACTTCTATTATTTTGCCTTCATACTTTTGCCCGCCGATAGTTTCCCATTCGATTTCCATTTTTCTCACCTCTTCCCACCGTCAATCACTTTCAATAACAGCTTCTTTTCCGGCTCCTGATTTGCCAATCCTTGTGCCGCCTCGTACAGCCAATACGCGACTTCTTCGCTCGTATTTTCCTCGTCCCTTGTTGCAACGTATATTTTTCCTTTATCTCGGTAGACTTCTATTACTATTACCACGTCTGGCTCCATGCGCTCACCTCAAACACATGTTTAACACAAAAATTTTTCTCCCCATTTTTACCCAAAACGCGCAATCCCTTGCGGCTGTACATTTCCCGCGTTTAAAAATTTTTCTGCTGAATTTAAAATTTCCTATTGACAATATTACGATATTGTGTTATCATTATTACAGAATTCAGAAAGGAGGATAAAACATGAATCACGAAGTTAAACAGTACCTTATTCACTGGAAAAACCACGAGGGTGAAGAGTGTCACACACGTTCAGACGAGGTATCCCTCAAAAGACATCTCAGGTATATTAAACGTCTGAAACTAGAAGATAGTAATATCCAAATCGAAGACATTACAAACCAACCCGAAAAATGGTAAGGAGATGATTCTATGGAGTATAAAGAATTACTCATCCGTCTCGAAGACGAGCAATACGAAACCCTGCGCAAACTTTCATTCAACACAAAAATCAGCATGGCGGAACATATCCGCCGTGCACTGGAAAAATACCTAAAGGAGGAATCTGAATGAAATTTAAAGTCTATGAACAGCGATTTGAAATTACTCGTCTCATTGTTGGAGAACAGAAATTCCCCGGTAAAAACATAACCGATGACTGCATGCCATGCATTTGGGTTGGCACACCGGTTGCCGACTATGAACCTGACATTATTTGTGTTTCCGACGAATATTGGGCCGACGCAAATGTCGTCTCCGCTCCTCATACACTTTCTTGGGTGTATGAGTTATGCGGAGGAAAAGAAAAAATCAAAGAAATACTTACCAAAATTTATGAAGAAAATAAAAACAATAAACCGCACCACATACCGCCATACGGCGAAGGGGAATAACTGCGAAACCGGCCTCGTGCCGGTCGGCCACAAAAACACAAAAACTAGCTCCCCGCCGTGGCCCTGACGAGCAGGGGGAGCGGAAAGGAGTATAAAAAATGAATAGCCCAACTGCTAAGTTTTTTACTGTCGCTCATATCATTTACCAAGCCGACGAAGATACCGTCGGTCTGGCGTATGACCTTGTTACTTCTACTGGTTTCACCGAATTCGGTCGCGCCCGCCGTTGGAACGCACTGGAAAAGGTTGCCCCGGAATTAGCAGCAGCCTTGAACGAAAATGGCGTGGATATTATTTATATCGAAGCTCAGAATCCGAAAGGTGCTTACCGCGCCGTTGCCCGGGAAATAGAAAAAGCCCGTGATTGGGTAGCTCGCAACGGAACACGTCCTGAAATATCTGTTGCTCTGGGTACGCCCCTTGAATACAAGGAGGAACCCTGGCCCAGCGGTTGGAGGTATCATGTCTGGGCCATAATCAACCGTACTATGATGGACGATGTTGACCGCGCTACTAGCTGCATACCCCTTCCCCGCGATACGCGGAAAGCACTTGCAGGAAGTTAATATGTCCCGCCAGTGACAACCAGCAAGAATCCGCTTAATCCTTTCCGCCCCGCAACGGGGCTTTTTCTTTTTCAAACACATGTTGGTTTTACAACGTCAAACACGTGTTGGAAATACGAAAGCCGCCTCACTAGGCGGCTTGCTTTATGTAGTTTTCCATTTTCCAGTATAACATAGATTTTTAGAAAAATAGTGCCAAGATAGTGCCATTTTACTTTTTCATGAACTCTCCCGGCAAACACTCGAAAAAAGTCTGAACTGCATACGACTTCATTCTGTAATAGTGCCGCCTACTCAGGTACATACTGTTATAAATGCGCCGGTCCGGTTTCATCCGGTAAAAGTATTTTTTCTCTATCAATTCCGGATACCTCTCATCTTCTTTTCTTAAAAGTTCCTGGACCTGTTCAAAACATTTGAGTTTCTTTCTATTTCTGTCCAACTTTTCAAGAACCGCTTCCCGTTCTTCCAATAAACTTGCCATACGCTCTACCCACCGCTCTTGCTGACTTTCCTTTTCCCCGCCGCTCACCTTGCCTTTTTCATATTTCGTTGCCTGTACTGCCGGTATCAAGTTCATTTTTCTATGCAAGCTGTCTAAGCGATTTTTTAGGTTTTCGTATGCTATCCGCGTTTTTGGTATCGAATACAGCCACGCCTCCACACGCTTAAAGTCTTTACTATCCGTAACGCCCCACCACCTTTACGTGTCTTGGCCGCTCCTGCATTAATCGCTGTAATTTCCGCTGCTTCCACGTCAACTCTTCCAACGGTTGCTCTCTGTACTCCAGCTTAAATATGTCGCATAGCACACCGTACACGTCCGGTTGCATGTATTCAACGTATTCCTCTATTGTTATTAACCTGCCTTCAGCCCATACCGTCTTGGTTTCCAAATCGTAATTAGCCTCCCTATTCGGTAGTCCAGTCGCACCAGCCTGCCGCATGTCGTACAGATATACGCCCTGCGTCTATGCTTGTTCCTCACCCACCTGCACGCCAACATGTGTTTGTTGCAACACAACACGCTATCACCTTCCCCGCTTTTATGCATAAACGACGCATTTTTTGCATATTTATGCATTATTCATATTCAAGCACCCCCACCAAGTGTCTCTGCCCGTCCTCGGCGCACACCGGACAATATATTCTTGTACCCGCTAAGCCACCGTCCGCTGTAACTGTGATTTTAGAATTGCACCATTCGCAGGTTTTGCTTAGCTTTGCCTTTTGTTCTTTTATCCTGCCAATCGTCGCTATATCCGCAAGCGACATTTCTTCGTCCAACACGTGTTTGAGCACATCCACCGGCTCTTTATCAATCCTCCTTGCCGCGTTGTAGCACTCGCGGTATATGCTCCAATCCACGTCCGGAAAGCGGTATTCTTCGGGAAACGCCACAGCCACCCTGATTAGTTGCCTGATTCGCTCACTTGAACACCGCGCCGTTTCAGCTATCTTGCCGATAACCTCGCGGCCATACTCGCGTACCAACTCCGCTGCCTCGTCGCCTAGGCCCCAGTTTAACAACCTGCCAGCTTCCAGCAGCTCTGCTATCCTAGTTAATCGTTCTTCGAGCATTGTCCCGCCTCCAGTAATATTTGCTCAAGCTTCTTCAATTCCATGAACACCAGCGGCTCCTGCCCGCCGCCCGGCACAATTACAACCGCGTCGGCATTGCCTTGGGCCAACCAGGCCCGCATTTGCTTCTGTGCACCCCTTCTGTGTTTTACCTCAAGAACCCGTAAACAGCTCTTTGTGTCCCGCCTTAAATCCCCCGAAAATCGTTCTCCGCCTAGTGCTCCAGATAATGGAACACGATAAAATTGAAATTTGCTTAATCTTCGCTCAACGTTCTTTTCCGCACGATATCCCCGATTGCGTTGTATCCTGCCACGATTGCGTTTCGCTTTCGCCTCCGGCGTCTTTCGCGCCGCCTTCCTTTGCTTTCTGTGCTTGTGTCCTTCCTGTTCTAGCTTGTCAAGCTCGTCCACGGCTAAGCCTCCTTAGCTCTATTTCCATTTTGCAGATTTTACATATACGCGCCTTCCCAACAGTCTCAAACTCCTGTCCACACTCCGAACAAATTTTTATTTTTGGTTTATAGTTGCCACGCTTATCTCTAATCATTCAGCCATACCCCTCCGCTTTGTTTTAGCTCGCAAATGTTAAAGGTTCTCATAATTATCTCAGCTCGCATCTGAAATAGGAACAAATTAATACTTGAGCTCGCATTGCTCTTACAGTTTTTAACGCCTTCTAGCTCGCACTATAATTACAGTTTTCACAATTCATTCAACTCACATTAGTCGTTAGTTTTCATGTTTACCACAGCTCGCATTACTGACAGTAGAAAATAACCATTTCAGCTCGCAAAGTTCCACAGTTTTCAAAGCGCTCTTAGCTCGCATTACTTCTAAGATAATTAATGGCATCAAGCTCACATAATTTCTTGGTTTTAATTCCTGCACAGCTCGCATCTACATCAAGAAACCCGAACGCGCAACAGCTCGCATTAATCACAGGTTATTCATTTGTTCTTAAGCTCGCATTGTGAGTACGGTTTATACAAAATATCCAGTTCGCAATCTACTGTGGTTTCCAGTAGCCCACCAGCTCGCATCACGTCCTTAGTTTGTACTAAAGTACAGCTCGCAACATACTTCACTCATACTAATACATCTTAGCTCGCATGTTGAACAAGTTCTAAATAAATTTCCAAGCTCGCACCGGATTTTAGTTCACAGTAATACGACAGCTCGCAATATGACCTGGTTCTATAATAGATTTCTAAGCTCGCATTCCCGATAGTCCTGTAATACACTCCTAGCTCGCATTTGTTTTAGGTTCGCACAACCATTCCAGCTACACATTAATCAAACAAAATCCTCCGGTTTGTACCTGGTTACGTGTCCTAGATATTCAAAGACGTATTCTTCCCTAGTCGGCAACCCCTCAATTTCCCGCCACTTCTGCCACAGGTGGGCAAGGAAAACTTTCTCCATCTTCCTCATTGCCGCCAGGTGTATGTGGTTTTTTGTCCAGTCCGGGTGCTTCTGCTCGTAATACCGTTTTTTGTCGTCGTAAATTTTCCGGTATGGACTATTTGTTTTTAAAAAGCTAGCTCCTATGTTGTACATAAACGCTTTTATACGCGGGTTGTACCGCGCCTTTTGACCCTTGCGCATGCGGTCCGCCTGCCCGTCCGTAACTCCCAAACCGCAGTAACGCCAGAGACGACTTACAGTCTCAAACCTCCCAATGTCGCCGATATAGCCGAACAACTGCGCCGCCAGCGTCGGGCCCAACCCTTTTATATTTTTACCCCACTGCCAGGCCGGGTGGTGCTTCAATACCTGTTTGGCCTCTTTGATAAGGGCCTTCTCCATGTCTTTGAGCTGTTCAATCATATCCTGGTAAATCTTTGGCACCGCCCTGCCGTCCGCATTTTCTGACGCCCAGGTTTTATTTGAGAGAGCGATCCGAAGTCCCTGTATGTCCTGGTAAACTTTAGCCAGTCCGCCTAAACTCATTTTCAAGCCTCCTTTCCGCGCAGTAATCGCGTATTGCTTCAAGCAACCTGTCTATATTAACGGGTGTATCGTGCTTTTTAATTATGCCTACAACTTTTAAGAACATTTCCTTGGTTTTCTTTTCTTGTTCAGTCAGTTCGTAAACATGTGTTTGATTCCCGATAAGATATTCTGAATCGTCTTCGGCATATATCACGGCAAGTTGTGTGTTGCTGAAGTTGAATTTGATTTCCGGCATTTAATCACTCCTTAACCTTTTTATGCTCTCCGCTCTCACTATCGCGTAAGCCAACCCTGCCGCATAACCCGTCAACACGTGTTTGATAAGCAAGTCAGTTTCTTTCGCAGCGGCTTCGTTCGCTTTTTTTAGTTGTCCTCTCAACTGACAGGTTAACTCCTCAACTATTTCCTCGGTGCCCACTTACTCACACCTCCTGCATCTTCAAACTTCGCAAACCGCTTCTTAAATTCAACTTCAATTGTGCCGGTTGGACCATTGCGCTGCTTAGCAACTATCAATTCAGCTTTGCCCCAGTATTCGCTTTTATCAGGCCAATAAAACTCCGGCCTGTGCACAAGAATAACAACGTGTGCGTCTTGTTCAATATTGCCGCTTTCCCGTAAATCTGATAACTGCGGCTTTTTGTTCGGCCTGTTTTCGCAGGCTCTGTTTAACTGCGATAACGCAATTACAGGTACGTTTAAATCCTTTGCCATTATGCGCAAACCGGAACTTATTTCTTCTATCTCGCGCATGCGGCTTTCTTTTTTCTTGTGACATTTCAACAGCTGTAAGTAATCAATAACTATCAAATCCAAACCGTTGTTTGATTGTATTCTCTTACACTTTGCCCTGATTTCCGGAACCGTTAAACGCGCCGAATCGTCAATATATATTGCCGCGTCGTGCAGTTCTTCGCTTGCCTTCGTTATCTGCATCCATTCTTGTTCCTCAAGTGCACCCGTCCTGACGCTCTGCCCATCAACCTCCTGTCGCGCCACCAGCATTTTTTCAAGCGCCTGCTCCTTGGTTACTTCCAGCATGAACACTGCTACGCTTTTTTGGTTTTCTACTGCCGCGACGTCGGTGAACCTTAAAGCAAGACTTGTCTTGCCCATACTCGGCCTGCCAGCAACGATAATCAACTCGCCTTTCTGCCATCCCGCCGTCCACCTGTCCAGCTTTTCAAAGCCGGTAGGTATGCCGGTTACTCCTTTTCTGGTCCTTCTTTTTGCTATTGCGTCTAAGTGTTCTGCTAAAAAGTCTGATATGCGCACCAGCTTGCCCTGCTGCCTGCCCTCCGTCGCATTAAATATTTCCTGCTCTGCCGCGCCAATTAACTCGTCTATATCCTCAAAGTCCCCCGCGCTAGCATGTTCGGCTATTTTTTTAGCTGCATGTATTAATCTTCTTTGCAAGGCCGCCTTTCTAACCAATTGGCAGTTGTACTCAATATTTTTAGTAGTCGCTACAAGGTTATACAGCCTTGCAATATTAGTTGCGCCGCCTGCTTTTTCAAGGTATTTTTTGCTCTCAAGCAGATTTTTAACACTGATTATATTTACAGGCTTGCCGTTATTGTATAAAAGCTGACAGGCCCTGAAAATATATTGGTGCTCCAGCATATAAAAGTCATTTGGCTTTAACATTTCCGTTGCCACCGAAAGCGGCACGTCGTTATCTTCTACCATTAGAGAACCGAGTATTTCTTCTTCAGCGTCAATGTATTTGGGTATGTCCACTTAACCACCACCTCTAAGACGCTCAAGTTTCTTTTCAAACTCAGCCATATAAAGATCGTTTTCCGTAGGTTTGCGCTCTTCGGCTGGGCCTGCGTCCAAATAGTCCTCGAAAGGTTTGCGCGGACCGAGAAATGTCTTAGCATGCTTGATATATCTTTCTTCCCTGCCCTTGCATTCCTCGGCGTAACGTTTAGCAGCCAAGATTAACTGCTCAGGTTTGTATCCGTCCTTAAGTTGTTTATTCCATTTGTCGTAAGCAGCACGTTTTTCTTTTTTACGAGGGTAAATTTTCCAAAATTCTTCAAATTGCACACTATAGTTATACTTATAAGAATTACTTAATATATGTTTATCATTATTGTTTATTGTTGGTGCTTTGTTAGGACTTTGTTGATTACTTTGTTGATAATTTCCTGGACATTGATACAAGTCATATTTTTTAATGGTTATAAGCCTGTAATGCTTTGT